AGATTTACAACAACAAAAGTATGACAATGTTTCTAATTATTTAGACGATCCAGATAATTATGATAAAATTATAAAATATCAAGAATATGCAAAAGTTAAAATTTTATCAGGTGAAACAATAGATAGATATGTCCCAAACAATTTTCGTTAAAATCTGCTCTTTAGACGACACGGAGCTTGGACCTACAATTATGGATTGTGTTATAAAAGCAAGAGCGCCACATAAACTTAGATTTGGGATTAGTTTGATGTATAAAGACGAGGACACCCTAAAGGATTTTATGTCCGTTAAAAAGGAAGCTGAGAGCTTTGGGGCGCAATTTAGAGTCATTACACAACCTTTTAGAAAGTTTAATATAGGTGTTGGTAAAGCTAGAGCTACCGTAGATAGTATGTATAAAAATGAGGATTATGTACTACAAATAGATAGCCATAGTTGGTTTCCTCATAATTG